TTAGAAAAAAGCCCTGGACTCCACCATCAAGTCTAGATGCGCCTCCGCCACCAAATGGTTTTTGCCATAGATGGTTGAGAGAAAGCACGCAGGGTTACGAGGACACGGGAAACATGTCTAAGAAACTCAGAGAAGGTTGGGAGCTTGTTAGAGCCGATGAGTTAGAAAAACAAATTGGACCTAATGATTACCCAGTCATCAGTAGCGGCAAACACGAAGGCGTAGTTGGGGTTGGAGGCCTATTGTTGGCTAGGATACCGGAAGAAGTCGTTGTATCGCGAAAAGAATACTTCAATACGAAGACTAAAGGCCAAATGGACGCGGTAGACAATGATTTAATGAAGGAACAACGACCAGAGATGCCGATCAATATTGAAAGGCAATCTCGAGTAACCTTCGGAAGTGGAACTAAAAAATAATTTTTAGTAACTACCAAGGGGTTATTAAACATAAACTAACAAACTAAGGAGTAACAACTATGGCTAATCAAAGTGGAAACTTTGGCTTGAGACCGTCTAGAATGTTAGGTGGAACACCGTTTAATAACTCACAAAACAGATACAGAATATTGAAGAACTACGGTACTGCAATATTCCAAGGAGACCTAGTAAAGGCAGTGACTAATGGAACTGTCGAAAGAGCTGGGGCTACTGATAATCCTGTTGTTGGAGTTTTCAATGGTGTCTTCTATACAGACCCGACAACTCAAAAGCCTACGTTCAAAAATCATTATCCAGGCACAATCAGTGCTAACGATATAATTGCGAACGTTATTGACGATCCAAATGTAGTTTACGAAATCAAATCAGATGGAAGTTTTGCGACTGACCATTTGTTTGCAAACTACAAGATCGTTGCAACAGCTGGCGACACTAAGTCAGGACAATCAAGAGAAGCTCTAGATGAATCAACTGCAGACTCTTCGTCTACATTTGTTTTACAAGCTATTGATATTTCTCAAGACCCTGAGAATAGTGATCAAACAACATCAAACGTTAACGTACTCGTTAGAATCAACGCTCACCAATACAAAGGTGGAGTAGTTGGATTAACGGCGTAATAAGGAGATATAAACTATGGCGATAAGTAGAGCACAGCTAGTTAAAGAACTAGAACCAGGTTTAAATGCCTTATTTGGCCTGGAGTATGATAGATACGAAAATGAACACGCAGAGATCTTCACTACAGAATCTTCAGACAGAGCTTTTGAAGAAGAAGTGATGCTATCTGGCTTCGGTGGTGCACCAACTAAAACAGAAGGTGCTGCTGTTACATTTGATGATGCAAAAGAAAGTTTCACAGCAAGATATACGCATGAAACTATTGCATTAGCATTTGCGGTAACAGAAGAAGCGGTAGAAGATAACCTGTATGACAGAATAGCTGCTCGTTACACAAGAGCATTGGCAAGATCAATGGCTAACACTAAACAAGTGAAAGCCGCTGCTGTCTTGAACAATGGTTTTGACACTGCAAATGGTGGAGATGGTAAGCCTTTATTAGCTGACGATCACCCACTTGTAAGTGGCGGAACATTCAGAAACGAGTTAGCAACTGCAGCGGATTTATCCGAAACATCTTTGGAGCAATCATTAATTGATATTGCTGCATTCGTAGATGAAAGAGGATTAAAAATCGCTACTCAAGGTAGAAAGTTAATAATTCCAAAAGAATTACAATTTACTGCTGAGAGAATCATGAAGTCACCTCTAAGAGTAGGAACTGCAGACAATGACATCAACGCAATGTCGAACATGGGTATGATTCCAGAAGGATATAGAATAAATCACTTCTTGGTTGATACTGATGCATTCTTCATTATGACTGATGCACCTAATGGACTAAAACACTTTGTTAGAGCTCCATTAAGAACTGCAATGGAAGGTGATTTTGACACTGGAAATATGAGATACAAAGCTAGAGAAAGATACAGCTTTGGATTCTCAGATCCAAGAGGAATTTTTGGATCTCCAGGCGCAGCGTAATTTTTAATTACCTAACTTTATAAAAGGGGCGGAGTTTACTTCGCCCCTTTTTTTATGTAAAATATAAATACCTAGAAATAATTATTATGTAGACTGACTAGGCAGACGGTATAGAGACTACATAACTAACGCTATACAAAGGAGAATATTATGGCAAATACAACTTTTTCAGGACCAGTTCGATCGGAAAATGGTTTTGAAGCTATTACAAAAAACGCAACTGGAACAGTAACTTCAAACGCATCTTATGGAAAATCAATAAGAGGTGGTGTTCAATCTTTATCAGGCGCAGGTGCGGTTGATTTAACTAATTTGATAACTGAAGTAACTACTACTGGAGCTGATGCATTAACTTTAGCTGATGGTACAACTTCAGGACAAATTAAAATTATCAACATGATTGTTGATGGTGGAGATGGAACTTTAACTCCAGCTACTTTCGCAAACGGAACTACAATTACTTTCGATGCAGTGGGAGAGTCAGCTACTTTAGTTTGGAACAGTACTGTTGGTTGGGTTGCAACTTCAACAGTTGGTGCAACAATAGCGTAATTAACTAGTGGCTCCTTCGGGAGCCACAACTAAGGAGTACAAATGAGTTATAAAAGCGATATACAAGCTACTAGATCTACAGCGGCAGCTGGGTCTTCTGCTATCATTTCTCAACCTATAAGATTAAGAGGAATAATAATTGCATCAGACGGTACAGGAGCTGGAAACCTAGAACTTACAACCACATCAAATGCAGGGGCAACTTTGTTTCATGCAGATGTGCCATCTGGAGATGTGATTAATTTCAATTTCCCTGAGGATGGTATAGTTTTTCCAAAAGGAATTTTTTGTAAGACAAAAACTAAAGTAGCAGCTTATACCTTATTAACTGATAAATTTTCAGGTAAAGGTTTAACTGTCTAGGAGTTCAAATGAGTAGTGTAGGCATACAATCTAAAGGCACTAGTCCTATTTTGTTAAAAAATGGAGGTATGCCTACAAGAAGAAAATCAGCAGGTTACTATCGTCCTACAAAATCAGGAGCAGGCATGACACAAAAAGGTGTCATGGCTTACAGAAAAAAAAATCCAGGTTCTAAGTTAAAAACAGCAGTTACTGGTAAAGTAAAACCAGGTTCAAAAGATGCCAAACGTAGAAAATCATATTGCGCTAGATCATTAGGACAATTAAAAAGAGCATCTGCTAAAACAAGGAATGACCCTAATTCAAGAATAAGACAAGCTAGAAGGAGATGGAGATGTTAGATCAATTGAAAGAAATTTGGAGAAGAATAAATGCTAAAATAATCGCAACTCCAAATGAAATGCATGGTATTATTTTATTATTGATTTTAATTGTATTAATTTTAAAATAGACATGAATGTCTTACCTTAATGCAAACATACCCCCGATATATTGTAAAGTAAGAAAGGAATATTTATATGATTTGGATAAAACCTATAATAAAGATTTTGAAGACTGTGTGGTCTTTGGGATTACTTCGATCTCAGGACGTGCGATCCTTTTTAATATCATGTTACCCAACGGTGCGTGCTTTTGGAGGTTGCCTATCTCAGCGTTTTTCCAAAAATCGCATGATAGAGCCGATGTGCCCGATATGCATACACACGAGCTTGAATTGTGGAATTGTTTTAGTTATTGGCCTAGTGTTCATTGCTTTGACTGGCTGGCTGGTGTAAATGGCAAATTCTTGGGTATTGATAAAAAATTTTACAAAGGACAATATTTATTTACCATTGATTGGGCTCATCCTGATACCAATATCCTTAATGTGGAACACTCTGAAATACCTCAAGAACATAAGTGTGCGCATATATTGGCACTTGATAACGGCAATTATGCAGCTCAGCCTAATAATCGTATTTTGTGGCACATTAATAGTTTTACTACTGATAACTCTTGGCCAGATTACAAAGTTCAAAATACTTACTGGGACGCAGAGGATAGTGGACTGGTTACAGAGGATAGTGATAAAATGTTCTATGAAATGGAAGAAAAAACAAGAGATGAGGATAAAACTTACGAATGACTAACAAACCATTAAACATATCTGAAGAGGCAGCTGTCCAAATGCCTATGAAGACGGTTGCTTCTTTGATCATCATCGTGGCACTCGGCACTATGGGTTACTTTCAAATTATAGAACGTTTGAATGTTGCAGACACTCGTATACAGATAATGGAGAAAGATCTT